CACGCTGTTAGTAGACAGATTCGGTACACTTACAGGGCTAGAGCAGCCGAACTGCTCAGCGCGAACCGCTAAGCGGTTAGTTCGCGCGGTAGCCATCGTTATCGGGATATCTCTATTCTTGCCTATGGCTAGTGCTGTACCTGCGACAATAGATCCTAAACAATCAGCAAAAGCATTTGCTAAATCACAAATATCTTCAGGTAAAGAATGGGGATGTTTAGCAAGACTTTATGGAAAAGAATCAGCATGGAATTACAAAGCACGTAATGGATCTCACTATGGAATACCACAAGGTAGAAGCGAATACTTAAAGACTGCAACAGCACAGCAGCAAGTAATATGGGGATTGAATTACATTCGTGCAAGATATGAACTGCCATGTAATGCTTGGAAGCATTGGCAAGAAAAGAACTGGCATTGAGTAGCCTTAAAGGTAATGGATCAACATCTAAATGGAGACGTCTAAGAGAGACAGTTTTACAAAGAGACCAAGAGACCTGCCAGATATGTGGGCAACATGCCACACATGTAGATCACATTGTTCCAAGACGGCTAATAGATGGTAATCTTGCAGACAGTATGGAAAATTTACAAGCATTGTGTAAAGCGTGCAATTTACGAAAAGGGGGTCGGTTTTTTGAGCGAGCCAGAACACCCCAGACTCTCCCTGTTTCTTTTACCCCCAAAAACGACTCAATCAGACATTATCAGGATGAATCCGATTAGATATGTCTGAATCAGACCAAACAGGCTCAGATAGCCTTACAGACGGAATTAAAGGCATTACAGAGCCGAGAATACGCACTAAATCTCTGAATCTTCCGTCTAAAGGCGCTCAGTTCATAGAATTCTGCAAAAGAATCGATTATCCGTTGCTTCATTGGCAGGAACTCTTAGCCCATGAGGTTTTAAAATACAAAGAGGATGGGCGTTGGGCTGCATCCGAGATTGGAATCGTTCTCAGCCGCCAGCAAGGTAAGTCCACGTTTATGTCGCTGCTCATTCTTTTCAAGATGTACGAACTGGGCGAAAAGTTGCAAGTGGCTACGGCTCACAAATTAACCACGTCTTCGGAAATCTTTTACAAAATTGACCAGATTATCCAGAACACGCCAGAACTCTTGGCAAGGTTTAGCAAGAAGTTTGAATCTAAAGGATCTCAGGAAATTCGCTTAAAGTCTGGCGAGCGTTATCTAGTTCGTGCAAATAACTCGGCGGCTCGCGGTATCGCATCCGTTGATACAATTTTCATGGATGAAGTTCGAGAGTATCAATCGATGGACGTTTGGTCTTCGATGCGATATACGCAAATGAGTTCCAAGAATCCTATGACTATCGTTCTCAGCAACGCTGGAGATCAGCACAGTATCGTGCTGAATAAATTACGCGATAGAGCAGTAGCCGCTATTGCTGGAAGTAATGACCAAATTGGTTGGTTTGAATGGTCTGCTCCACCAGAAACACCAGTAGATGATTCACCAGAGTTCTGGGAAGGCGCAAGACAGGCAAATCCGTCTTTAGGTTACACAGTTCACCCAGATAACCTAAGAGCAGTCTTAAATGATGATGAATCAATTATTAGAACCGAAGTTTTATGCCAATGGGTCTCGGTAGTTAATCCTGCAATTAATCCTACGAACTGGGAAGCCTGCGCAGATGCTAAAGCCAAGTTAGATCGCGAAGCCACTACTTGGATGGCAATAGATTTAAGCCCGAATCGCCAAGAGGGTGCGTTAATAGCAGCCCAGCAACATGGCGAAAAGTTTATCGTGGTACTTCTAGCAACATTTAGTAATCCTGTAAACCTAGACGATAAACAGATGGCTAACGAGATAGCAGATTGGGTTCGCAAGTATCAAACACAGACAGTTGCGTACTCCAAACAAACAGCAGGAGCAGTTGCGGCACGTCTCGCGCCAGCAGGCATCCAGACTTATCCAATCGATGGCGCTTTATATGGGCAAGCCTGCGATGAAATGCTATCTGCCATTACTTCTGGAAGATTGATCCATACAAACCAACAAGAATTAAATAACCAAGCCCTAAGCGCGGTAAAACTGCCATTTAAAGATGGCGGCTGGTATTTAGGAAGAAAAGCAAGCAATGCCACAATTTGCGCAACAGTTGCAATGGCAATGGTTAGCCATTTTGCAACACGCCCAGAAACAGAGGTAGATATCGTTGTAGGATAAATCGGACAATAGTGTATAATTTGCACCAATGGGACTATTTGATTTATTTACGACAAAAACACCACAAAACGGACAGCAAGTTGATGTGGCTGCTTCTCTTGCGCCATTTGAAGTTAGTTCTCTATTAACAGCCTATGATGGCGGCGGTACATTCGTTTCAGCGCCACAGGCTCTTACTGTTCCAAGCGTTGCACGCGCACGCGGAATTATTACATCCACGATTGGCACATTACCTAAAGAAGTTTATTTAAAATCTACTGGGCAACACGTCGAAGCAAATCGCTGCATTAATCAACCAGATCGCAGGATCGCTGGTTCAGTAGTTTATTCATTCTTGGCATTTGATATCTGGTATTACGGCATCGGTTACGGCGTTGTAAATGAACTTTATGCAGATGGGCGCATTCAAGACTGGACACGCATTCCATTTGACTGGGTATCTCCAGAATATAACGTAGACATGACGGAAATTATTGGATATTCAATTAAAGGTAAGCGCGCTCCATTATCAGGCGTTGGAAGTGTTATCGCATTTCAAGGATTAGAAGAAGGATTCGGATCTAGAGCAGGTCGAACAGTAAATGCAGCAGTATGGCTAGAAAAGGCTGCTCTTAATTATGCTAAGAATCCAGTTCCAGCGACAGTATTAAAATCTAATGGCACAAACCTAACAGCAGAGCGCATTCGCTCGCTTATTAATAGTTGGTCGAAGTCTCGCCAAGATAACTCCACAGCATTCTTAAATGCAGACGTTAATTTAGAAGTGCTTGGCTTCGATCCAGCATCTTTACAGTTAGCAGAAGCGCGCCAATACGTAGCACTAGAAATTGCACGTCACGCAGGCATTCCTGCGTACTTTATCAGCGCTGAAACTACATCCATGACTTATTCAAACGCATTATCAGAACGTAAAGGTCTTTTGGACTTCTCATTACGTCCAATCCTTACTGCTATTGAACAGCGTTTATCTTTTGCGGACTTCGTGCCAGCAGGTCAAGTTGTACGTTTTGATTTAGATGATTTCTTGCGTGGTTCTGCATTAGAGCGTGCGCAGGTTTATGAAATTCTTAATCGCATCGGTGCGATGTCGATAGAACAGATCCAAGAGGAAGAAGACCTAATCAACAATGGAAATTAATTTCTCATCTAATGTATTTGCAGCCGATGCAGCCAAGCGCGAGATTTCAGGTCGCATCGTTGCATGGGGCGAAAAGGGCTACACAAGCGCAGGAGAGACTATCTTCGCTCCTAACTCATTAACATTTAATAAGAAGACGAAACTTCTCCTAGAGCATGATCGTACAAGACCGATTGGGTTCCTAAAGAGCCATGAAATTACAGCCACAGATGTGCAGGCTGTTTTCGGTCTTGCTAAAACATTTTCTGCGGATGATGCAATCGAAGAAGCAAGCACAGGATTAAGAGACGGATTTTCAGTCGGTGTTAAAGTCAATGCATGGGATAACGAAGACGGCGTAATGGTTATTACATCGGCAACTGTGCATGAGGTCTCTTTAGTTACAGATCCAGCAATCGAATCTGCTCGCGTTGAGCGCGTAGCAGCAAGCCTAAACGAAACACCAGAAATTTCTGAACCAATAGTTCAGGATGAAACCAAAAACCAACCAGAAGGAGAAGACCTAGTGTCCGAAACCATTTCAGAGGCAACAACCGAAGTGGTTGAAGCCGCCAAGTCAGAAACAACTGTAACTGCTAACGCACCAGTTGCTTATTCATCTCCACGCGTTAATCTAGACCTAACAGCAGGGCAATATGCTAAGGCACAGATTCTTGCTGCACGCGGCGATTCAGATGCACGCGATCTAGTTGCTGCTCTTGCAGTTGCAACTGTTGCAGAAAACACAGGCATGGTTCCACCAGTATATCTTCGCGATATCATTGGCGTAATTGATGCATCACGTCCGTTCATTGATTCAATCGAGCGCGCTGCCCTACCTGCTTTTGGTATGAAGGTGTTTACTCCAAAACTCGGAGCGCAAGCAATCGTAGGTTTAACAGCAGAAGGTGCAGAATATGCATCACAAGATACAACAGTAACAGCACAAGAAGATAACGTAGTTAAGTTCGCTGGCGCTGGAGTGCTAGACGAAGAACTCGTTTTGCGCAGCGATCCATCATTTTTGGACTTGTATCTCCGCGAGTTGGCTGCATCCTATGCACAAAAGACAGATGCATACGCATTAGGTCTAGCACGCGATTCAGCAGTAGCGTCAAGCGGATCAACAATTAACAAAGCAATCGCAGACGGAATCTCAGATTCATACAGCGTAATGCGCTCAGTACCTAATCGTTTACTTGTTGCACCAACAGCAACAGGAACAATCTCATTCGCTGACTTGCTTGGCGGAGAAGATGATAACAAGCGTCCACTATTCGCAGCAGCAGCACCACAGAACGCTGCTGGTTTAATCACACAAGGATCAACAAACGGAACTGTCTCAGGACTTTCATTAGTTGTAGATCCAAACTACACAGGCGATAAGTTCGCGTTAGTTTATCCAAGCACAGCAATGCGCTTCCACGAAAGCGGAACACTTCAGGTTCGTTCAAACATCGTTGCAAACGGACAACTTGAAATCGGAATCAGCGGCTTCGTTTGCGTAGTTAATCGCTACCCAACAGCATTCCGCAAACTAACAGTAGCGTAATCAACTAATCATGGGGGAGCGGTTGCTCCCGATCGCTCCCCCAGCAGTACGAAAGGACTGGATATGCCAACAATTATTACAGCATCAGAATTACGCGCTGTTCTTGGCGTATCCAGTTCCTTGTACAGCGATGCAGTTTTAAATGACTGCATAGATGCTGCTGAAATCGTTATTTTGCCAATGCTCACTACTTTTAGCGTACCAATTCAGTCAGTAGTTTTAGAAGACAATATCGCAACATTTGATACAACTCTTCCGCACGAATTTACAGAAGGATCTAGCATCGTAGTAGCAGGCTGCGGTTCCCCATTTAACGGAACACGAATAGTTAATGCAGAACCAACAGAGTTCACATTTTCCTGCAACATTACCAACGCAAATGTATTATTTAGAAACATTATTCCAGCAGGCACAGCAACTTTAACTGGCGCATCTACTTATGTAGGAAACCCAGCAGTAGAGCAAGCAACTTTAGCGGTATCGGTCGAAGTCTTTACATCTCGGAACCAAGCAGGCGGACAGATGGAAGGCGTGGACTTTACAAACGTTTCGCCTTATCGTTTAGGGAGATCACTCTTCAATAGAGTCTCTGGTCTCTTAGGTTCGTATATTGACGTAGAGAGTATTGCTCAATAGTGCCAGCATCTACAATTTTAGACACAGTTCGCACGCCATTATCTAATGCGCTAAGCACAGTTGCAGCGAATGTATATGCATTCGTGCCTGAGACTCCCAGCGTTCCGTTCTGCTGTAATGTCCCAGATTCTCCATACCTAGAATTAGAGACTATTAACAAATCAACGCTACACACAAAAATTAATTTAGTGATCTCATGCGGCGTTGCCTATAACAATAACGCTGCTTCGCTAGATAACTTGGAGCAGTTAATAATGAGCGTTCTAAAGGTAATCCCAGTCGGATACACCATTGGAGCAGTAGAAAAACCAACAGTTACTCAGGTCGGTGCGTCAAATGTTTTGGTAGCCGATATCAGAGTTTCCACTTACTACACACAAACAAACTAAGGATAAATAATGGCAACCACAGTAATAACTGGTCGCGATGTTTCTCTATCTTTCACAGGTGGAACAGATATCGAAGCACAAGCGACTTCAGCAGTTCTAACAAAGAATGTAGTTCGCGAGACATACCAGACACTCGATGGCGAAGCCTACAAAGTTACTAATTTAGAGGGTTCTTTTGCTCTCTCAATGCTCGCAGACTGGGGCAAGACTTCTTCAGTATGCGAAGCAATCTGGACTGCTCTTGATACAAACCCAAACGCAGAAGTTTCAGTAACTTTAACAGCAGCAACAGGTGCGCAATTTGTGTTCCCTGTTTTGCTAGACTATCCAACAGCAGGCGGTGCAGGAACAGATGCACAGACTGTTGATTTTGTTTGGAAAGTAGCACGCGGAGAAGTTACAGAGACATTCTCGTAACATTTAACTAAGGGAGCAAAAATGAAACTACCTATCTTAATCGAATTCAACTCAGGCGAGAAGGAGACCTATACGGCTCAGCCGCCAGAGTGGGCTAAATGGGAAAAGGCAGTAGGAAAAACCATAGGTCAGGCGCAAGAATCCATAGGAATATGGGATTTAATGTTTTTGGCTTATCACGCAATGAAACGCGAGGCAGGCGGCAAGCCTGTTAAGAGTTTAGAAGTGTGGATGGAAAACGTGGCAGAAGTTACTGTGGGAGACACAGATAGCCCAAAAGCCACGAAGTCGGAAGCATAAATAGAATTCTTATATCGCTAGCAATAGCAACAGGAATTCCTATGAGTGAATGGCAGACGGCTGAAGATGTAATAACGGCATTTGAAATACTAAAAGAGAGGAACGGCAATGGCTGAAACTGGCTTAGATAAAGCCGAACTCTCGGCGGTATTCAAAGCACTTAGGAACATGAACGAAGAGGCAACGAAAGAAGCCCAGCGCCAGTCTGGCAATATTTCGGATTATGTTCGTTTAAAGGTGATCGACTCAGCGCACAGTCTTAATTCTAGGGCTGTGGCTGGTCGTATCGCTGAAGGCTCAAAGGTTAAGAAGTCTTCTAAAATTGGCGAAATTACTTACGGATTCGCAGCCCAAAAGTTTTCAGGTGGAGCAACCACTAAACAAATCTGGGGCGGAGCAGAATTCGGGTCTAATAAATTTAAGCAATTCCCAATATGGTCTGGGCGCGAAGGTCGCGGCTCTCGCGGTTACTTTATCTATCCAACCTTGCGTAAAGAGCAACCATATGTAGTTGCCGAATGGACTAAAGCATTTGATGGCATCTTGAAAGAGTGGGGATAATGGCTTCAGGTACAAGAGCATTAACACTTAAACTCATTGCTGATATTGATGCATTCACTAAGAATCTTGATAAAGGCACAAAAGATGTAGATGATTTTGGCGATAAATTAACCAAGTTTGGCGGAGTTGCCACTAAAGCATTTGCAGTTGCGGCAGCAGCAGCAGGAGCCTACGCAGTTAAAATTGGCATAGACGGCGTTAAAGCGGCAATCGAAGATGAAGCCGCACAAGCCAAATTAGCAACTACTTTAAAAAATGCTACTGGCGCAACAGATGCCCAGATAGCAAGCACAGAAAAGTATTTATCAACCCTTGCCATCCAGACTGCTAAATCGGATGGAGAATTACGTCCAGCCTTAGAGCGCTTGGCTCTTTCAACTAATTCAGTCAAAGAAGCACAAGATCTATTAGAAGTCTCTACAAGAGTATCGGTAAATAGCGGAGTTGAATTACAGACTGTTGCTAATGCTATTGCTAAGGCTCAGGATGGAAACACTACATCTCTTGCAAGACTAGGCATTGGCTTATCAGCCGCCGAAGTTAAAGGCAAATCATTTTCTGAAATCCTTGCACGAATTAACGAGATTTATCCAGACTTGGGAGCAAATGCAGATACTCTAGCATTCAAAATGGAGCAGATGCGAATCGGCTTCGATGAAGCAAAAGAGACTATCGGTTTTGCATTACTTCCTATTATGGAAAGTCTAATTAACTTTATTAACACACAAGCCCTGCCAGCGTTTAATGCATTTATTGCTGGATTAACTGGCAACGATGGGGCAGTAGAAGGATTAGATGAAACCAGCACAGCCGCATACGATCTTGGATTTACTCTTAGATCACTTGCTAAAAGCGTTGGACAACTAGCGGCAGTCTTTTCAACCGATGGCAAATCAAGTATGGAAGGGTTCGTAACTGTCTTAAAGTTCGTCGCAGATACGGCTAAAGTTGTAGTAACTATTATTAAAGAGTTAATCAGTTTTATCGTTGAAATGGCAAATCAAGTTATAGGATTCCTTAATCTATTCGGCGCTGGAATTAGCAAGATTAAAAGCATTCAGGGAACTGCATTCGCTACTGCTTGGGGATCACAGAGTTTTGCAACAGGCGGAGCGCCTAGCGCAATTAGTAGCGGCGGTTCTTTTGGTCTTAGTTCATCTGCAACTAGCGGAATTCTTGGAATGACTGGCGGCGGTGGTGGCGGCGGTGCAGGCGGTGGTGGCGGCGGTGCGGTTGGAACTTCTAGATCTAGCCAAGTAAATGCTTTAAACAAACTACAAGCCGATGCGAATCAACTTCAAGATTTAGTAGATCAGTTAATGGGAGTTCAAAAGGTAGATTCGATGGCTTATGGCTCATTTAGAATGGGCGAAGCCAAATCCATGATGACTGTTAATTTTAATGGCATCGTAGGCGATGGCGAATCAGTAAAACGCAGTTTAGTTGAACTTATGAATGACTCAACTGCTCGCGGAACATTGGGCGCAGGTGCTTTTGATCGATGACTGCTTGGAATCCAGTATGGCAGTTATCGATAGATGGCGGAACATATACAACTGTAACCCTTGCTAATCTTACGATTACTTCTGGGCGCACAGATATTTATTCTCAGGCATTGGCAGGTTACTGCACAGTAGAAATTATTAACACAGACCAGAGCGCAGTAGCAATCGAAATTAACGATTCTTTTGCATTACAGGTTAAAGATTCTACTAACACATTTAAACCCATTTTTGGCGGATACGTCACAGATATAACCCAAAGCGTGCGTACAGCAGGATCTAATGCCCTAACACAAAGTTTTAAGGTTACAGCGTTAGGCGCTCTCTCTAAACTGCCCAAAATCCTTACAGAAGGCGTATTGGCTAAAGCATTCGATGGCAATCAGATTTATTCAATCCTAAGCGGAATTCTATTTAACCAATGGAGCGAAGTTCCAGCAGCATTAACATGGGCAACATATAATGCTACGGAAACTTGGGCTAATGCTCAGAATTCTGGACTCGGTGAAATAGATCAGCCAGGCGATTACGAACTAACTCATAGAGCATCTAACGTAACAGATGTTTATTCATTGGTCGCGGCGCTGGCAACATCTGGCGCTGGATACTTATACGAGGATGCGCAGGGCAGAATTTCATATGCCAAAAGTACCCATCGCGGCGAATATCTAGCCACAAATGGTTACACAGAATTAACTGGTCATCATGCATTGGCTTCAGGCGTTTCTACATCTCGCCGCATTGGAGACATTCGTAATAAGGTAACAATTACCTATAAGAATAATGCTCAGCACACAGCCGAAGATTTAACAAGCCAAGCGCTCTATGGAGTTCAAGCCCAAAACATCATTACAAGCATTGAACATGGATATGCGGCAACTGCTCAGGCTAATTTCTATCTAGCCTTGCGAGCCTATCCCCAGAGCCTATTTAAATCGATTACTTTTGAACTAACTAACCCAGAGATTGATAACTCAGATCGCGACACTCTTTTGGGAGTCTTCATGGGTCTTCCAATCGACATTACAGATTTGCCTGCAAATATGACTGGCGGAAGGTTTCAAGGCTTCGTAGAAGGTTGGACTTTTAACGCTGGCTTTAATAAATTGCAATTAACTTTAAACGTTTCGCCTATTGCATTCAGTCTGCAAGCGTTTAAGTGGACAAACGTTCCAGCAGGCGAAAAATGGAATACTTTAATACCGACTTTAGACTGGAATAACGCTACAATAGTAGCCTAAAAAGGAGAAGGAATGCCAACAACAACTAACTACGGCTGGACAACCCCAGCCGACACCGATCTGGTAAAGGATGGCGCTGCGGCAATCCGTACTCTTGGATCGTCTATTGATACAACCCTAAAGACTCAAATCGATGCACAAATTCCAGATTCCTTGCTTACGACAACAGGCGATGTTATCTATGCAAGCGGTGCAAATACTCCTGCGCGTTTAGGCATTGGTACAACTGGACAAGTTTTAACAGTAAGTGGTGGCGTTCCATCATGGGCTACTAGTGCGAGCGGTGGCATGACTTCAATCGCCACAGGAAGTTTAAGCAGCACAACAACTACAATCAGCAGCATTGCAGGAACTTACACACATCTTTATTTAGTAATAAATTCAGCACAAGTTAGCGTTGCAAATTCTTTAGCAATAACCTTAAATGGTATTACTAGTGGTTATGGTCGCATGTATTCAGAAACTGCATCTGCGAGTTGGACTGGTAATGGAGGTTTAGGAAGTATTACATTTACTGGTCAATCTGTACCAGCAACTTCAAACACAAATCAAGCAACTGTTTTAATAGAAAATTATGCAAATGCTAATTTCAAAAATGTAACAGGTCGATACGGCTTGAATGGTAATGGTCTAGTTATTTTTGGCAATTCCAGCGTAACCGCCGCAGTTACTTCGATTGGAATCACGACTGCTGCTGGGACTGCAACATTTTCTGCTGGAACTTACATACTTTACGGAGTTAAATAATTATGCCTAAAACATCATCTCGTCCAATGGTAAGAATTCACAATGCCGAAACTAATGAAGTAATTGACCGCGAAATGAATGACGCGGAATATGAAACACATTTAATGCAAATTGAAGCAAACAAGGTAGCCGAAGCGGCGAAAGCAAAAGCCGATGCAGATAAGGCTGCTCTATTGGCTCGACTGGGTTTAACCGAAGATGAACTAAAAATTATTCTCGGATAATGAAACCAAGATTAATTAAGGCTGCCGAAACTCTTAGAGATCAGGTAAATGCTAACTATCCAGACAGAGATAAAACTTCCGATGGATGGGTGGCAGATGCTCGCCATCTCGCTAGAGGTAACTCGGATCACATACCAGACGATGAAGGCTGGGTATGCGGCTTGGATCTCGACAGAGATTTATACGGAAAGCCAAAACCAGACGTCATGGGTGATCTTGCAGATCAACTTCGTATCGCAGCGCGAAATGGAGATCATAGGATTAAATACATCATATTCGATGGGCGCATATGTTCCAGAATCCTTAACTTTAAATGGCGCGTTTACAAGGGAGCGAATAAACACACGCATCACATGCATGTTTCATTCAATAAAAAACAGAGTAAAGCAAATGGCTCACTCTTTAACATCCCTATGTTAGGCGGAAGCAAATGAATATGAAGAATCCACTAATCCTTACTGCTGGCGCATTCTTATCAGCATGGGCTGCATCTAACTTCGATGTAGATTATCGCGCCATTTTATGGGCAGTTCTAGCAGGCGTATTCGGTTACGCAACTCCTAAGAAGTGAGCGCTACGGAATGGGGGCAAATAATCGCAGCAGCGACAGCGACTCTAACTGGTTTATTTATTGGGTTGAAGTGGTTGGTACGCGGTTGGTTAAACGAATTGCGCCCAAACTCTGGAACTAGTCTTAAAGACCAAGTAACTCGTTTGGAGACACGCGTAGACAAAATCTACGAATTGCTAACTAAGTAAGTCATACTGATTCCAAGCAAGGGAGATTAATGACTACGCTCGCAGCAGTTCAGGGAGATGGCTGGGCAGTAATTGGCTCGGATAGTCTTTCAACCGATGAAAATGGCAGACCCATTAACATGGCAACGCCTAAGATCGTAAAGAATGGTTCATTCTTAATTGCTGGAGCAGGTTCGGTTCGTGGGTGCAATATCCTGCAACATGGTTGGACTCCGCCTAAGCCACGTGGCGAGTTAGATCGATTTATGACCAAGACATTCATTCCGTCTATGCGTAAAGCATTTTTGGATGCTGGTTACGATATGAAGCAAGATTCTTCTTCTGCACTCCACGATTCCGAATTCCTTGTAATAGTTCATGGGGTTATTTATCCGATATTTGAGGATTACTCATGGGAGCGTTCTAAAGACCCTTTATACGTCTCTGGTTCAGGCGGAGCATATGCGCTTGGCGCTTTAAAGACACAGAGCGTTGAAGACGAATGGTCAGCAAGGCAAGCAATAGAAAAAGCGATAAACATCGCTATTCAATGCGATACGTCATCTGGCGGATCGATTTACTTGGCTTCCCAAAAGGACACACGATGAAACGCACAGTAATTATTCCAGATCTTCAATCACCATATGAAGATACGCACGTATGCCGAAATATCGAATCATTCCTAAAGACATTTCGTCCAGATTCAATCGTGGTGCTGGGAGATGAAATTGACCTACCCATGATTTCGCGTTGGACGGAAGGCACAATGGGCTGGTTTGAACAGACCCTAGCAAGCGACAGAGATTACACAGTCGAACTTCTCTGGTCATTTTCTCAATACGCTAAGGAAATGCATATTATAAGATCCAATCATACGGATCGCTTATACAACGTCATTATGAAAAAGATTCCAGCATTCCTAGCGTTGCCAGAGTTGCAGTACCCAAAATTCATGCGATTCGATGAGATTGGAGCGACTTACCACAAGACCCCATATACAGTTGCAGGAAGCGGTTTAAACAGGCTAATAGCCATTCATGGGGATGAACAGGGTTTAAACCCTAACGCAGGTCTAACAGCGCTTGGAGCGGCTCGTAGGCATGGTTTTAACGTCATTTGTGGACATACCCATAGAGCAGGGCAGTCAGCCTTTACAGAGGCTTCAGGGGGCAAGGTAGGGCGCATTATTAGGGGTTACGATGCTGGGCATCTTATGGACGTAAAACAGGCTGGCTATACGAAGGGAACTGCCAACTGGCAGCAGGCGTTTCAAATAGTTACCGAAATTGGCAGCCAATATCAAGTAGACATGATCCACATTGAAAAGGATGGCACATTCCTAGTTCATGGGAAGCGGTACGGCAAGACTAGATAAATGTGGGCTAAATCACACGTTTGATTCCTTTTAATGTGTCGCGTATGCAATACCCTTTAACCATGAAGCCGAAAATATCGGCGGATGGGAGCAAAAGTGGTTATTAATTCATTAACTATCATTGGGGTGATTGGGGCGGTAATTGCGTTAATCGCTTCATTTCGATGGGGTCAAGAATGCGGTTATAACGATGGTTATATCGATGGTCGCAAGGCAGTTCGTGCCTATTACGAAAGTATCGACAAATGAAGGCATCGGAAGTATTGCAGAGCGCTACCGACGTAATTGGTCAGCGTGGGGCTATCTACGGGTCTCCAAAAGTCAATCACCAGCGTATTTCGGCAAGATTAAGCCAATTACTGGAAACAAACATAACGGATTGGCAAGCCTGCCTAATGATGGTTGAAGTGAAACTAAGCCGAATTCAGGAGACTGCTTGCCATGAAGATTCCTATATTGATGCGTGTGCGTACTTAGCGCTGGCGTGCGAACTCTTAACAGAACACGATGAACAATATGTCTAATATAAAAGAGATTCTGCAAATCACAGACCGAAACCGAGCAGTTGTATTTAGATGCCAGATTCAAGCAACTGCGCCATTTGATGTCGCTTATTATCAAGGGAAGATGGATGCCCTAGATCATATTTATGCACTATTAACAGAAGGAGAAAAGAATGTTTAATCTTACAGATTATGAAACTTGTGCAATGTTAAATAAATGGTTCCAAGATAATTATCCGATGGGAAGGCAGAACATTGAAATCACTTATCACGATGTTAAAGAAGGCTTTATTACTTGCAAGGCTGAAGTCTGGCGAGATGCTAATGACCCTTATCCTGCGGTTACTAATATCGCTCATGGAAGCAGGGATCTCTATAACGCAAATATGCGTCGCTTTTACGCAGAGGATATTGCTACGTCGAGTCTTGGCAGAGCAATCTTACTCCTTAAAGGCGGACAGACTGCTACAAGAGACGATATGGAAAAGGTAGATACAAATAAGTCATTTGATAAGCGTTTGGCTGAAAAGATTACTATTCCAGATTCAAGCGATGATTTATGGACTACCAAGAAGGTTGATGCTCCTAAAACTTCTGCTGAAGCGGTTGATTTAGTTAAAGACATAATTGGCGCTCAAACAGATAAAGACATCCCAAACTGTTCACATGGCAAGCCAAGAGTTTTGCGTACTGGTACTTCAAAGGCTGGTAAGCAATGGGCTGCGTGGGACTGTTTATACAAGGCATCTAATTATCAAGTAGGGCAAGAAAAGCCATGCAATCCAGACCGAATCTGGCTGGAGTTATCACCTAAAGGCACATGGGTGCCACAAAGGGGTCGATAATGGGTGAGTTAATGATGTTTTTAGAAGATGGAACTGCTCAAATTATCAATGCAAATGGCGATTTAGAAGATATCGTTATTTATTGCGATTTATGTAATGAGCCGATAGCAATTACTACAAAACTAGGATGCGATGATGTATTCCTGCAATGTCTTAAATGCCATGCAGTAACAAATACTAATGGCTAGTCAATCAAGAAAATATAGAGGTTTCGCAACCGAGCGAGTGGTCGCAGATTATCTGCGGCAGTTCTGGGAATTCGCTTCGGTCGGTCGCGGAAAAGGCAAGGATATCTATGGAGTTCCTAATCTCGACATAGAGGTAAAGGCTCGATCAGGTTTCGCGCCTAAACAGGTTCTCGCGCAGATAAAGGCTCGCACATCCAAAAGTGGGGACTTAGGATTTGCAGTTCTGCGTTTAAACGGACAAGGAGAAGATGCGCGTGAGTATGCCGCCATCATCCGTTTCGAGGATCTGGTCAATCTATTAATTAAGGCTGGTTATACCAATATGCCGCCTAATGTGAGAGAATTAGACCCTATACGCTGCAATAAATGCGGTGACTGGATGTTCGAAGGTATGACCTGTCGAACCTGTAAGGGGTGAGTTAAAATGCCGATATATGAGTTCGAATGCGATGGATGCGATGCTAATGTCCGATTCGATAAGGAGTTTAAGATCGATGAACCCCATGAACTTGAATGCCCAGTATGCCAAAACAGTATGCGTAAAGTTTATCAAGCAACACCGACAATCTTTAAAGCAAAAGGTTTTTACAGCACAGGCGGATAGACACGCCGAGACACGCCCAAAATCCACGCTGTTAGTAGACAGATTCGGTACACTTACAGGGCTAGAGCAGCCGAACTGCTCAGCGCGAACCGCTAAGCGGTTAGTTCGCGCGGTAGCCATCGTTATCGGGATATCTCTATTCTTGCC